TTTCAAGGAAAAGTCTCTTTCTCCAGTACTTTATGGAGATAGGAGACAACACCAATATATGACAGATTGTAATTATCTGTTAGCGCATGCACAAGATGCGCGCCATGGTAACCTTGATTTGGAAGAATACGAGAGGTTGCTAGATGCCAACATTGCTATGTCTGGCCAGCTACAAGGAGCGGCAAAATCTGCTGCTGTGAAGGAACTTCTGCAGAAGAAGTACGCAGCCCTTGTGGCCATTAAAATGGATGTTGTAGCTAAACGGAAGAATACTGCACATCGATTTGCACCTTTTGGAATTTCTATTTTTGGAAATTCCAGTATTGGAAAATCTAATATTACGGAGCTAGTTATGAAAACAGCTCTGACATCTATGGGTTTTTCAGATGCCCCTGAAGGTATAATAACCCTCAGTGAGGCAACTAAACATGACGACACCTACACTAATGATGTGGTGGGAGTTGTCATTGATGATGCGGCTCAGCAGAAAGCTCAGTTTATGCAAGAAGCACCAACGCGTAAGTACATTTCTATGTTCAATAGTGTTGCTGCTCAAGTTGTTAAAGCAGAGCTTAATGACAAGGGCTGTGTCTTCTTTAACTTTAAGTGTGGTATTATAACCACTAATGTTAAAGATTTTGATGCGAATATGTACAGCAACTATCCAGTAGCTGTCTTACGTCGCTTCATTCATGTAACTGCTTCCGTTAAGGAACAATATAGAATACCAGGTGGTACCGGTTTGAATACCGATCATCCCGAGCTTTTAGCTCATGATGACCCACAGACTATTCTTGATGTGTGGCAGTTTGAAATAGAAGAGGTTTTCGACAATAATGGACGTTTAGTTTGGAAAACTCTTTCTTTGCCCATTTTAGAAAATGGGAAATATATGTATTGTAAGGAAATGCCTCTCAGATCATTTCTCGATGCCATTATATATCTGGCTAAACGACATGCTGTTAAACAACAGAAAGAAGTCGTTAAGTCGGAAGCGATGTCTCGAATAAAATGTTGTGAGAAATGTTTTAGATTTCCTCAATTTTGTGAATGCGTAGAGCCTCACGGTGTAGTGGATGAACTCGGTGTTGCGGTAGTTAATGCTGCGATTTCTGGAGTCACTCGCTCTTGGTATTCATGGATGACACCCGTTTATAAATTTATTATGTGTCAACGAGATCCTATTAAATCTCTTGCTACAAAAAATTTGCGGGTTTTCATCGAAAAATCCTGTGACTATGTTGCTCCATTTGGAGTGGCATTGGTTCCAGAATTTATTCATAAAACACAATTTTTCCAGTCAATATTAGAAAAATTCCATACTCATATGGCACAACGTGATATGTTGCAATTTCAACGAATTTGTCTTGTTTTAGCACTATTATGTAGTTACCCTGCCTATTTGTGTGGTTATAAATTTCTTGTGTTATTATGGGGATATTACATCCTTTTAATGTGTACATCCTGTTATACCTACCAACGACAAGTTGAAGAAAGTAAGGCTGTTTACTCACAACGTAGAGATGCTTTGAGTGAATATGCAATCCAGCTTCGAGATGGATGGGTTGGTAAAGGTGCTGTAGCTATGTTAGGCATTGCTGCAGTTATCTTTGCGCTACGTGCATGGAATGCATGGCGCATTGAGAAAAACACCAAACCAAAAGGATTTGTAGTAGATGGAGAAGGTATTGCTGAAGAAGACGCGAAACCGTCTTGGATGACGCAATTTATGGATAGCTTGTATATGCGAGCTAAGCCACCACCTGCTTCTATCACTGCAACTGAATCACAAGTAATTTCCAAAATTTGGAAAAATGTGTGTTGGGGTGAATTTCATGTTACACCGGAAAAGAAAAACAAATGTGGGGTATTCTTTCCCCGCAAATCTGTTATGCTTTTTCCGCAACATATTGTTTACCCTGCTAGTGATATGTCCAAAGAGATGGTTAAAAGTCTCTATGTGAAAGTATCACGCCATGATCGGCCAGGAGGTTCTTTTCAGGTAGCTATAGACACTTCAATGTGTTATAAGTTTCCTGATTTGGATTTAATGGCTGCATATGTTCCTAACAGCCCTGATTTTGCAACTGTTAAGTTTTTTCCCTTGACATTACCGAAGGGTTCGTGTATAGCGAAGTTAGCTATTCCGAATCCTGAACATGTTTTAAAGGTTGTTACAGTTGCTCCTCGATTTAAAGTCGTGGGACACAAATATAGGCAATTCTATGGTGCAGAATATCGTACTATAGAGGCGCGAGCTGGTGTTTGTATGGGACCATTAGTAACGGAGAGTAAATCTCCATTTATTGCTGGTTTTCATATAGGTGGGTATGAACCCACTGCACAAGCTATATCATTATGTGTCACACAAGACATGTTAGACAAATCTTATAATTGGCTAGAAACCAATTGTGGGTATTTGTCAGCTGAAGGAACAGCATTGCCACATGCTCAATATGGACTTCCCATGCTTACGACAGAAGAAATTCATCCTAAAGCTCATTATTTGAAATCACTTGGAAGTGATGCGTTCATTGAGTTATTAGGTTCAACAAAGCTGCGATCTGCGCAAAAGTCGCAGGTTGTCCCGTCGTTACTGTCAAAAGATGTTGAGGAAGTTTGTGGTGTCCCACAAAAATGGGGTCCGCCTAGAATGGACCCTAACTGGAAACCTTTTAATGTTAATGTAGGATTATTTTCTGACCCGTCATTGATGTTTCCTCCTGCTTTGTTGCGTAAAGCACAATTAGATTGGGAGGAGCCCTTAATTGAGGCTATGAAACATTATGTAAGGAATGAAGATTTTCGTCCATTAACTATGGAAGAGACAATTTTAGGTATTGATGGAAAGAAATATATCGATCCTATGCCTATGTCTACCGGAATGGGTTTTCCAGTATTTGGGAAAAAGAATAAACGCGGTATTAATGGTGAGTTCCTCCATTTCGACGAAGTTCGAGAAGGTGAGGTTTTAATATCGCGTACTCCGAAACCCCATGTTTTGGAGGAATACAACAGGTTAGAAGACTGTTGGAAACGTAACGAGAGAGGATATCCCGTTACATCGGCTACATTGAAAGATGAGCCGACTAAACTCACAAAAGAAAAGGTACGAGTGTTCCAAGCAGCTCCCGTTGCTTTGGGCATGCATATTCGCAAATATTTCTTACCTATTGCTAGGTTTTTGCATATGCATTCATTACTTGCCGAGTCCGCTGTAGGAACAAATTGTTTTTCTACAGAATGGCAAGAATTAATGGACCATGCCAACAAATTTGCGCCAGATGGGAAAATTCTGGCGATGGATTATTCGAGTTATGATACACGTATGTGTTCTCAGTTAACTCGAGCATCTTGGGAAAGCTTTATCCGTTTAGCGGAAGTAGGAGGCTATCCTAAAGATGCTATCAACATCATGAAAGCTATGGTAGTTGATATAACCCATCCTCTAATGGATATTAATGGAACCCTTCTTATGGCTATGAATATGAATACCTCAGGAAATAACATGACAGTGGATGTCAATGGTACTTCTGGTAGTTTTCTAGTCAGAATGGGTTTTTTCTATTACTATGTAACGGAGGAAAATTTTAGAAAATGGGTCGCCGCATTGACTTACGGTGACGATTTTTATGGGAGTGTACATAAGAATTTTCGTGGATTTAATTTTCGTTCATACAAAGCATTTCTTGAACGTTTTGGAATGAAAATAACATTACCTAGTAAAACAGATGATGTTGTTGATTTCCTTGATGTGAAAGATGCTGACTTCCTGAAAAGGAAAAGCAATTTTATCCCCGAAATCGAATGTACAATAGGTCAGCTTGAAGAAGATAGTATTTTTAAATCTCTTCATTCTAACCTAAAGTCTGCAGTCTCAACCCCGCGCGAGGTTGCAGCAAGCTGTGTAGAAACAGCTTTGCATGAGTGGTTCGCTTTTGGTCGGGACCACTATGACATGCGTTTAAAACAAATGCAGGAAGTTTGTGCGAGGCAAGATCTTCCTGTACCTGCCCTTAATGTCACGTTTGATGAACGTGTCGCCAAGTGGAAGGAACAGTACCAATTAAATCATCAAAATTCCTGTTAGAAATAAACGGACCGATTTGATTCGAAGGAGCATGTCCCCAGCTCAAAGGTGGACCCTCGGTATGGGAGAGGATTTCCCATTAGGATTAAGTTCTGAATATATTTCTGCTACTATTGCAGACCTGAGTATAGCAATTTTTATTGCTGGCTTGCTCATAAAGGCCAATCAAATTAATGATTGGAGCAAGTTTGAACCCCAAGGAGATGTTTCTTCTGAAATCCCGTCAGGTACTTTGGCATCTGGAGATGAACGTGAACAAAACGTTCAATTCAATGATGCTCATCCTGGTTTCGTTGATTCTCGCGGAGTGGTAAATGATCCACTGCGTACGAATCTAGATGATTCAGCCATTTCATTAGAAAATTTCTTTAAAAGACCTCTCAAAATAGCCAGTGTCAATTGGACACAAGGAGGTACTTTTACGGGGCTCACTATTGACCCATGGGATTTGTATTTTACAGATTCACGAGTTATCAATCGTATTGCCAATTTTAAGCTAATGAAAGCAAACCTTGTTTTGAAATTCGTTCTCAATGGAAATAGTTTCTTCTATGGAAGATTACTTATTTCTTATCGCCCGCTTTTAGCTTTGGACACGATTGATCAGTATATTTTAGGTGATGAGTCTTATCAGGTGCTTGCATCACAGAGACCTCATTTGTATTTAAATCCTACAATATCTCAGGGTGGAATGATGAAATTACCATTTTTCACACCACTCAATATGTTAGATATTGTTGCAGAGGATTGGAAACAAATGGGTAAACTAGATATAGATGCCCCTGTTGCCCTAAAACATGCTAATGGTGCTGCTGGTAGTGTAACATTGTCGGTTTTTTGTTGGGCTGAAGATATCCATTTGACTGGATTGACTCAACGCAACCCCACTGACATTGTTCCACAGGGTATGGAAGAAACTGGTATTATTTCCAAACCAGCTTCTATTGTAGCAAAAACTGCTGCTCTTTTTAAACAAGTTCCAATGATCTCTTCTTTTGCTACTGCAACAGAGATAGGAGCTAGAGCAATTTCTACAATGGCTGCTTTGTTTGGATATTCTAAACCAGTTCATTCTGATATATGCCCCCTTCAACCACTAACTCGTCAATCCATGGCCGTTTGTGACGGCCGTGAAAATATTGTCAAGTTGACTGTTGATTCTTGCAATGAATTAACTATTGATCCATTAGTTGCGTCTTTGGACGCGAATGATGAATTGACCATAGCATCTATTGCTATGCGAGAATCACTGTTGACTAAATTCACTTGGGGAACTGCGTTGGATGCTGAAGCTCTGTTATTTAATATTGTAGTGGATCCATGTGTTATAAATCAAATTGGGTCACTCGGCAATACACCTATGTTTATGCCTGCCGTTGCTTTTGCAACATTCCCATTTGAATATTGGAAAGGATCACTGCGATACAGATTTCAGGTGGTTTCTAGCGGATTTCATAAAGGACGTATTAAAATTGTATACGATCCTTATGGAGTTCCACAAACTACTGGGCCTACAGCTCTTGAAGCAGAATATAATGTTGCTTATACTGAAATAGTGGACATTGCTGAATGCAATGATTTTTCTATTACAGTTGGTTGGGGTCAATCGACTCCTTTTCGACAACATTTAAATTTTCCCCAAAATCCTACTACCACATATCGTTCGTCTAATGGTGCACAACCCGCTCTCCCTGTGGGTTTGACATCATCGAATTCTATTGGTGTAGGTAATGGTACGTTGTCAGTGTATGTGGTGAATGCACTAACAACTCCAAATTCCACAGTAGACAATGACATTCAAGTCCTTGTTTCTGTGGCTGCTTGTGATGACTTCGAAGTAGCTGGTCCATCGGACTACTACTTGAAAAGAATGTCTCCATTCCCAATTACCACACCTCCGGCGAACCTTATCGCTCCTCAAGGAGCAGAAGAAGATATCCTAAACATGGGTACACCGGTGATGGACACAAATTCGATTAGGTATATGGGTTCTAATACTGTATTGGACCCTTTGGTTAATCGTATTCATATGGGAGAGGCTGTTGCTTCATTTAGGCAATTATTGAAACGATATAATTTGCATGAAGCTATAGCTTATCCCGCTGATGATGTGACATCAATGATGGTTGGTATGACTCGGAGAATGTTTCCATTTCTTGGAGGTTACACAACAGCTCCCACAACGGCATCTACTCTAATTACAACAGGGGATGATACAACTG